ATATGTTCCGTTCGTCTAATGGTAGGACTGTCGTGGCCTAAAAAACCGTGGAGATAGAGGTTCGATTCCTCTACGGAACACTTTATACACCTTTAAAACTGCATGACTGAACACTTTTACGCACATTCAAGTCCAGCTTTATTTAAGTTAATACCATTTATGATATAACTTGCATGATAAACCGTCATTTTCGATCATGATTGATAAGGCCTATAATGCCGCCTTAATCAATCAAGAGGTGTATCGTGGTACTGTATGGGATAATTTGCGTAGTAATTGGTTTGACGGCTATAGCCAAAGATGAATTTAAGAGAGACTCCTAACGGGGTCTTTTTTTGTGGTAGAATGCTTTACCTTTACTGAGTCAAGAAAACTGATATTATGTTAGCGCCAATACAGCAGAAATGCGGGAGGCAAACATGAAGCAGTTACAGATTACCCAACGTATACTAGAATGCGAAGAGCATGGCTGGTATGACCTATTATCTAATATTGACAGCATTACTCAAAACATAATTGAATGCCCATCTGCGACCTTTCAGATTAAAGCGGCGTTAATCCTTTGGTGTGATTCGGTAGATATGAGAATAAACGCTTTACCGCCATACGAGGATGAAATTATATTGCATAATCCATCAATGAATATTAGCCAATCATTTGGAACAGAAATTTGAACGTTGGAAGGCCCACAAAATACGATGATAAATTCTGCAGCTTGATCTGCAAGGTTGTCGGTGAACAGGGAAAATCTGTTACTCAATTTGCAAGAGATATTAAGGTTAGCAAATCAACCGTTTATAAATGGGCTCAAGAATTTGATGAATTTTCGGACGCATTAGACCTTGCGCAAGATTGGTCCCAGGCTCACTGGGAAGATAAGCTTGAAGAAATGATGTATAGCAAAGAAGTAAACGTGCCTTTAGTTAAGCTATATTTTGCCAATAGGTTTAAATGGCATGATAGGCCTGAAGGGGAAAAAGAAGCTGCTCAGCCGATTACAATTAGCATTGTCAATCCGAATGAGTGAAGTTTACCCAACTATCCCGCAATTTAACTATATTACCACTAAGGCAAGATACCCTGCTTTAGTGGCTGGGTTTGGTTCGGGTAAGACCGAGGCTGCTATAAAGCGCGCTATATTTGGTAAGCTGGCTAATCCTGGAACAGATCGAGGATTTTACGCGCCGACTTATGATCTTATAAGAATGATTGCTTTTCCTAGATTTGAGGCAGCACTTGAAGAATTAGGGGTTTCTTATAGGCTATACAAGTCGCCACTTAATTACATTCAAATTGAAGGCTATGGCCGGATCTATTTCCGGTCCATGGATGCTCCGCATAGAATTATCGGCTATGAGCACGCAGACGCTGACGTAGACGAATTAGATACAATGAAAAAGGATGATGCTGCTTATGCCTGGAGGCAGATAGTTGCAAGGAATCGACAGACAAAGATTAATGGCGAATCAAACACTATCGGAGTTACTACTACTCCAGAGGGATTTAAGTTTGTATATGAAACCTGGAAGAAAGACCCAAAGGAAGGGTATGAGATAATACAAGCGCCTACCTCAAGCAATCCGCATCTGCCAAGTGATTATATCCAGTCGCTAAAGGATATTTATCCAGATAATTTGTTATCGGCATACTTAGAAGGCCAGTTTGTCAATCTGCAATCTGGCACCGTGTATAATGCTTATGATAGAATCAGATGTAGGTCTGATGAGAAAGTGCCACAGAACGAACTGTTATGCATTGGGATGGACTTTAACGTCACCAATATGTCAGCGGTAGTCTATATAGTTAAAGGCGCAGAATGGCACGCTGTAGACGAATTTAAGGGCATTTATGATACGCCCGCAATGATTAGAGTGATTAAGGATAAGTATCCAAATCATTCTATTAGAATATATCCAGACGCCAGTGGTCGCAGTAGGAAATCTGTAGACGCGTCTATTTCTGATATATCGTTGCTAGAAGATGCTGGGTTTCGTATATACGCAAATAAAACGAATCCTTTTGTAAAAGACCGGATAATGGCGACTAATAACGCATTTGAGAAAGGTCGATTATTTGTAAATGATGTTGCGTGCCCTGAATACGCTAGATGCCTTGAGCAATTAGCTTATGACGCAAACGGAACGCCAGACAAAAAGTCAAACCTTGATCACTTGCCAGATGCCGGAACCTATCCGATTGCTTTTGAACTGCCAGTAATAAAGCCGGTGGCTGATTTACGCGTACGCTTTGTGAGATAAATTATGCCTGTAGATAGTACTAATCCCCAATACGATAAAGCCATTACCAAATGGAAGATGGTCCGAGACTGTGACGAAGGCGCGGCAGCTATTAAGTCGCGCGCCAAAGGTGCTGAGGGTGCATTGGGCGGCCTTGCTGGAACCGCTTACTTGCCGCCACCTAACCCAACTGATGGATCAACGAATAATAAGCTTAGATATCGCGCATACGTAGAACGAGCCAATTTCGTAAACTTCACAGGCCATACTAAAGAGGGCATGCTCGGCATGGTGTTCCGCAAGCCTTGCACTATTGAGGTTGATCCTAGTATTGATTATTTGCTTGAGAATGCCAACGGTGATGGGCTGTCAGCTGATCAGATGATCAAAGACGCAGCCGGTGAGGCTTTGATGGTTGGCCGATATGGCCTGCTAGTAGATTACCCTGAATCACCTAAGGGCTTAACAGATGCCCAGGTGAGAGATCAGAACTTGCGCGCTAACATTATGCCGTACCCGGCTGAGTCTATTATTAATTGGCGAACTGAGGTTATTGGCGGCGTTAAAAAGCTATCTATGGTCGTGCTACAGGAGCCTGCATTAAAGCCGTCTGATGATGGATTTGAATACGAAGAATGCATGTATCACCGCGTATTGCTCTTGGTAGATGGCATTTATGTGCAGAACCTATACGACGAAAACAACGAGCTGATGTATCAATCATATGGCGCAGATGATAATGGTGATCAAATCATTGACCCTAATATATACCCGCGCAAGTTTGATGGATCATACTGGGATAATATTCCTTTCGTTTTTATTGGCTCAATCAATAACGATGAGACTGTGGATAAAGCTCCACTTTATGACATTGCAGAAGTTAATATATCGCATTACCGCAATTCTGCTGATTATGAGGAATCCAGCTTTTTAGTTGGTCAACCTACTCCAGCGCTTGCCGGGTTGACTCAATCTTGGGTTGATCAAAATATGTCTGGCGGTATTTCGTTTGGTTCAAGGTCCGCTATATTGTTACCTGAGGGCGGCAATGCTACTTTGCTCCAGGCTGGCGAAAACCAAATGCCATTAAAAGGCATGGAGATGAAAGAAGTGCAGATGGTTAAGATTGGCACTCGAATCATTCAAGATCAAACCGGCACTGAAACTGCTGAAGCTGCAAAGATTAGATTCTCTGGTCAAAACAGTAAGCTGGGATCAATTATAACTAACGTTGAATCCGCATTTAATAAATGCTTTATGTGGGCAATGGAGTTTATGGGCGGCACTGCTGAGCCTTCAATTTACGTCAACCGTGAATTTTACGATGCTAGTGTCGATCCGCAATTGCTTATGGCTCAAATTCAATTAATGGATCGCGGCGTGATTGCTCAATCTGACATACGACACTTAATGCGCAAAGCTAATCTTATTGATTCTGAGCGCACAGACGAGATGATTGACGATGAGGCCGATTCGGATAACATGCTGTTTGATGAAATGCCACAGGAAGCTTAATTATGCCTTTGCCTACGCCAAAAGAAAAAGAGCCATTGCGAGAGTTTATTAATCGTTGCATGGGCGATTCGGTGATGAATAAGGAATACAAAGAAAGGGATCAGCGCGCTGCAGTATGTCGGGCGCAATTTGATCGCAAGTATAAAAATGGCAAGTGATAACTATTTAATTGATGCTGCTACTAGGCACCAGGTTTTTTTGCAGCGATACGGCAACGGTCGATCTAAAGATGCAATAAAGCTGCTGAATAGATTGCGCAGAAGCCTCAATGCTCGCTTAAGCCAAGAGCCTGATGATTTTAACGCTCAAAAGTTGCAAGATTTATTGCGCGATATTGATTTGCTGAATAAAGAGGAATTTGAGAACGTAAAAGCTTTGGTTGAATTGGAAAGCATGAGGCTGATACCAAGCGAGGCAAGTTTCAACACTGTAATGCTAAACAATGTTTCAAGCGTTGACTTTATCTCACCAACAGAAGGTGTTTTGGTTGCTGCTGTTATGGCAACGCCAATGGCGGTTACTACTGGAGTAGGCTTTACTGTTGCTGATGCGCTGACAAGCTTTGGGGTTAAGAAGGGAGCGCAAATATTGCAGGCTATTGCTGATGGCGTTTCATTGGGTAGTGGCATGAGGGCTATAACAAAAGAGGTGGATGGTTTAGTACGCAACTTAATGAAACGTCAAGTGACCTCATTAATTAGCACAATTATAAATCATATTAGTTCAACCACTAGATCAGAGCTGTACAAGAAAAATAGCCGATTAGTAGATAAATATGAGTGGGTAGCAACGCTTGATGGCAGAACTACTTTTATTTGTATGAGCAGGGATGGCAAGCTTTATCGAGTTGGTTCCGGGCCTATGCCGCCAGCCCATTTTGGGTGTAGATCAACAACTATCCCAAAGGTTAAGAAAGAATTTGACCTGGGGCTTGATGTAGATACTAAAAGGCCTGCTGTTGGCGATAGTGGAGTTGAACAGGTATCGGCTAAAGTGACTTATGGCGGTTGGTTAAAGAAGCAAAACAAAGAATTTATAGATGAGGCTTTGGGCGTAGAGCGCTCGCGATTATTTCGATCTGGCAAGTTATCATTAGATAAGTTTGTCGATCCAACTGGCAGGGTTTACACTCTGTCTCAACTGGAGAGCATGAATCCCATCGTGTTCTCTGATCTTATAGGCGGTCAGTGATCGTCTGGTTTGTGACCAAAGGTGATAAAAATGAGTGAAGAAGAAACAGTAACGCAAGAAGCAACGCAGGAGCAAGCGCAAGAATCAACGGTAGATCTATCTCAATTAATGGCAGAGAATGCAGCTATGAAAGCCAAGATGGATGAGCTGCTGACTGAGGCTAAAAAAGCCAAAACAGCAAAGCGCGCAATCGAAGAAGAATCACAGGCAGAGCGTGAACGAATTGCAAAAGAAAAAGGCGACTATGAGCAACTGCATAAGTCATCCGAAGAAAGATACCAAGCAACTATTGCGGAATTGAATGATTTACGCGGTAATATTGCGAAAGAAAAGCAGGTCAATACTGCAATGAAAATTGCTGCAGAATTGGCAGACGGAACCAATGCCGAGCTGCTATCTGAGTTTATTGGGCGCAGATTGAAGTTTCACGAGGACGGTGTTAAAGTAACCGATAATTCTGGTAACTTGACCGTTTCTACATTTGACGACTTGAAAACAGAGTTTAAAAATGACGCTAGATATTCGGCGTTATTGAAGGGCAATCAATCATCAGGCGGCGGTGCTTCTGGTGGCTCAAATAGTGGCGGTGCCACAAAGGTAAGAAGTCGTGCCGAATTTGAGGCACTTAACCCCGCAAAA